TGGAAGGAGGTACTGCAGACTATGCTGATATGTTTGAAAGGCCTGAAGCCTTTGAATTAATGCCTTTCATAAATATATGGGATGATAACTCTGAGAATCAAGTATGTGGATTCTTCCATGCTGTTAATGTAAATATGGAAGGATACTATGATAAAGAAGGTAATTCAGATTTACAAAGAGCTAAGAATGATGAACTTGAAGCAAGAGAAAGATTAAAGGATAAAGGGGCTACTTCTGTAGAAATGCAGAAAAGGCTACAAGAAAAACCTTTGTCTCCTTCAGAAGCATTTGCATCAGCCTCTATAAATAATTTTCCTGTAGTAGAGTTAAAGAGGCAGTTATCTAAAGTAAAGGCTCTTCCAAAAGAAGTATTGAAAGGTATTCCTGTAGACCTAATATATGATGGAGATTCTGTTATAGCTAAACCTATTCTTAAAGGAGCTATGCCTATAACATCTTTATATACATTACCTTCTGACCTAAGGGGTAATGTTGTAGTATATGAACAACCTGTTAATAATGCCCCAAGAGGATTATACAAAATAGGATATGACCCTGTAAGACAAGACAAAGGTTCTTCGCTTGCATCTATAGTAGTATATAAAGGAGTGCATACTCTTACTGATAGAAAGAATATTATAGTAGCAGAGTATATAGGAAGATTGGAGTCTGCAGAAGATATAGATAGAATAGCAGAGAAACTTGCAATACTTTATAATACTACTATAATGTATGAGAATGAAGTAGCTTCAGTAAAGAACTATTTCAGAAGAATTAAGAGATTAGACCTCCTGGCAGCACAGCCTGATAAAGTAATCTCTGCTAATATAAAACAATCTAAAGTAGCAAGAGTATATGGCTGTCATATGAATGATAGGCTAAAAGATGCAGGAGAAAGATACATTAAAGACTGGCTTCTTGAAATAGTTGATTATGATGAGCATAATTATCCTATCAGGAATCTAGATAATATATATTCAGTAAGACTTCTTGAAGAGTTGATTGCTTATAATAGAAAAGGTAACTTTGACATGGTTTCTTCTCTTATAATGTGTATGGTACAAGTTCAAGAAGAAGCTTTAGATACTTCCTATGGAGAAAAGAAAGAACATAATACAGCTAAGAAATTATTAGAAATGTTGAAATGACATGAGTACTAGAAAAGAACGATTAACCTATAAAGATAAAAATAAGGATAATCAGAAGTGGTATAGGGATTTAATAGACTATATATCAGAAAGAACACTTCCTAGGGAAACTCAGCTGAAGATGAAGGTAAACTATGACCTCTTTAATAATAAGATTGATTATAAAGAGTTCGATTATATATGTAGACCTTTTGGTAATCAGTTGAAGGAACTGCCCACACCTTTCCATAATAGGGATATAGTATCAGGGAAGATTAAGACTATCCTAGGTATGGAGATGCAAAGACCTTTCTCTTATAAGATATATTCTGTTAATTCTGAGGCTACTACTGAAAAGGAGAAGAAGGAGTTTGAAATGATAAAGGAGTATGTAGTTAATGAGATTATGGCTCCTATTAAACAGCAGTTAGCAATGCAGGCCCAACAGCAACAAATGCAGATGCAGCAGATACCTCCTGAACAACAGGAACAGGCTATGCAAGAAATGCAACAGCAAATGCAAGAACAGGAAAGACAAATGACTCCTCCTGAAATAAGGAAGTATATGCAGATGCAGTATCAAGACCCTGCAGAGTCTCTTTCATCACAACTTTTGGAATATGCCAAGAATAAACTAGACATAAAGAATAAGTTCTCAGATATGTTTAGGAATGGCCTGTTAGCAGCAAGAAGTATAATGTATGTAGGCATTGTAAACAATGAACCTGAGCTGTGGGTTATTAACCCTCTTAGGTTTAACTTTGCAAAGTCAGCAGATACTCAATGTATAGAAGATGCTGAATGGGCAGTGTGTGAGTATAGAATGTCTCCTTCACAGGTAGCATCATACTTCTCAAAAGAGTTGAAGGATAAAGAAATTGATGCTATCTTTGCACATTCTTCAAAGTATTCATCTGCAGCAAGTGATGATGACCTATTCCATATATCAGAGATTGAAGAAGAAGATATGGATGTAAGAGTAATGCATTGTGTCTGGAAGTCTCTTAGAAAAATAGGATTCTTGTATTATATTGATGAGAATGGGGAAGAGCAATCTACTATGGTAGATGAGCATTATACTCTTGAGAAAGACTTGGGGGAAATAAGAATTGAATGGGAATGGATTCCTGAAGTCTATGAAGGATGGAAGATATGTGTAGATGATGGTATCTATCTAAGAATGAGGCCTGTACCAGGACAGTTTAAGGATATTGATAATCTTTATTACTGTAAGCTCCCTTATTATGGAGTTATATATGACTCTTATAATAGTGATGAGACTTCTCTTATGGATAGAATAAAGTTTTATCAGTACTTCTATAATATAGTAATGTATAGACTAGAACTATTGATGGCATCTGATAAGGGTAAGAAGCTTCTCATGAATATCAATAATGTTCCTGATAGTCTAGGCATTGACCTTAACAAGTGGCAATACTTTGTAGAATCTTCTCCTTATATATGGTTTAATCCTGCAGAAGAAGGTACTCAGACACAGGATGCTAATACAGTTGCTAAGGTTATGGACTTATCTCTTGTATCAGATATAAAGAAGTACATGGAGATAGCGGAGTATATCAAACAGCAATGTGGTAAGTCTGTAGGTATCACTGAACAAGTAGAAGGACAGATAGGGCAGTACGAAGCAGTAAGAAATACTAACCAAGCTCTTATACAGTCTTCTTATATATTAGAGTCATACTTTACTCTTCATGAGAAGTGTAAGGTAAATATACTTACAGCCCTTATTGAATGTATTAAGATATGCTATTCTAAAGAGAAGCCTTACAAGCTTTCTTATATGCTAGATGATTTATCTAAGCATACTATTAATGTAGAGCCAGGTATTCTAGATAATTCTACATTAGGTATCTTTGTGTCATCTTCTTCAAAGACAGAAAAGACTAAGGAAGTTATACAGCAACTATCTCAAGCAGCTCTTCAAACACAGACTGTAGAGTTCTCAGATATTATCTCTATCCTTAATGCAGAGAGTGTTCCCGAAGCTGAGGCTATTCTTAAGACAGCTCAAGAAAAGAGACAAGAAGCATTACAGCAACAGCAACAACAGCAACAGCAACATGAACAGCAGATGCAACAGCAAATGCAAGAGGCTAAGATGCAGGAACTACAAATGCAGAAAGAACTTATTGTACTTAAGGAAGAAGAAAGAAGAAAGACAGAGATTGCTAAGATGTCTATCATGGGTGCTTCTTATAATCCTAATCATGATGCTGATAATGATGGTATGAATGACTTTGTTGAATTAGCTAAGCTAGACCTTCAGAAATTTAATGATGAAGAGAACCTAAAGCTGAAGAGAGATGAGTTAGCATATAAGTTGCAGATGGCTAATGCAGAGAATATGAGGAAGGATAAAGTAGCTTCTGCACAGGCATCTAATTATTTACAGAAGAAAGCAAATAGACCTAGATAGCAATTACATTTGTTTTTATTAGTATATTTGCGTATTATTATTGTATAATATATATTTGCGTTATAAATTATGGACGAACTAGAAAACGGTTTAAGCAATGTAGACCTATTTGATGAAGTAGATAATACAGACACTGATGTCTTGACTATTGAAACTCCTACTAAGGAAGAAGCTCCTAAAGAAGATAGAAGTGATAGTCAATACTATGAAAATAACAATGAAACTGAGGAATATACTGAAGAAGACCTTCTATCAGATGACAATCAAGTAGAAGACACTGAAGAAGAAGAGGCTTATGTTCCAGACAGTCATTATGTACTGCAGCATCTAAGAGATATGGGCTACTTTAACTATAATGATGAGGATATAGCTAATCTTGAAGATGATGATGTAGAAGCTTTCATGGAGAATCAGATGGACTCTCTAGTAAGGGAGAGTGTAGCAGAGTCTTTGTCAAAGTTACCTCCTATCCTAAGAGACCTTAATATGTATGCTCTTGAAGGTGGGGATATTACTCAGTTCTTCTCTCAGATAGCGGCTAATAACTCTGTAGGAATTAGTGAGGGCATGGATTTATCAGACCCTTCTATACAAGAACATATTGTAAGATATACATTAGCTTCACAGGGATATGACCAAAACTACATCAATTCTAATATAGAGTTCTTAACTAATTCTAATAACCTGCAAACTCATGCAGAGTCTTATTATATTCAGCACATTAATTTTCAAAGGGCACAAAGGGAAGAAATGGTTATAAGACAGCAAGAGGAAGCCGCTTACAGGGAACAGGTTACTAGGAACTACTATAAGCAGATGAAGGATTATGTATCTAAAGCTACATCTATTGGAGATATTCCCCTTTCTCTTAGAGATAAGAATGATATAGCAGACTACATGCTTACTCCTAGCATACAACTTCAAGATGGTACAAGTATGTCTAATCTGCAAAAGGACTTGTACTACGAAGTAATGAATAATCATGAAGCAGCTATGCAGCTGGCACTTCTATTAAAGAATAGGAAAGAAGATGGTACTTTTGACTTCTCTTTCATGCAAAGACAAGCAGAGACCAAAGTAGCGAATAAAGCAAGGCAGGGTATCAGAAGACAGCAGAACACTGTACCAAGTAATGCTTCTGGCAGTACACCTAATTATAAGAATAAAACATTAGCAGATTATTTTTAGTGAAACATAAAAATAAACACACCAATTATTTTAATTAAAATATGGCGATTAACTTAAACACTTTACAAGTAAGACAGGCCAGGTTTGATTCAACTAAGATGACAGACTTGAACCACTGGACTAAGGCTATGGCTATTAAGCCCGAAGTATTTGAAGCTCCTGATAGACTTCTTTTTGCTTCAAAGACTAATACACTGAACCTTTCAGGAGGTAATCTTCTTGAATCACTCTTTGGTCTAAAGAAGACTAAGTATATTGATGACCTTGAGTGGGGATGGAAGATGAACATTCATACTGAAAGACCTATCACTATTATTGAGAACAGAACTGCTTCAGAAACTCCTGGTAAGTATAGAGCTAAGTTCCAGGTTCTAGTTGATGAAGACCTAGCCGCTATTGGCGAATCTTGGTATCCTGGTACTTCAGACAAGAGTCAGGTTGTTACTGTAGTAGATAAGGTTAAGGAAGGCAGAGGTTATCTATATACTTTCCAGACTTATACTGAAGGCCCTGAACACTTCATTAATCCTAAGCACCTAGAACCAGGTACTAAGTGGTCAAGACTATACACCATGAGAGGTGAGGCTGCTGAGTCTGGTGGTTATGTAGAAAAGGGTTCTCATATTGAATATAAGAACAGACTAGTTAAGCTAAGAAAGGAATATAAGGTTACTGACTTTGCTGCACAGGCTGTACTTGATATTGCATTTAAGGATGAACAGGGCAGGACTCACAGGTCTTGGATGGATTGGCAAGAAGCCATGTATGTAAGAGCTATGAACTATGAAGTAGCTAAGCATGCTATGTATTCAAGACTAGGAGACCAGCCTATCATGGATCCAGATAGTGGTTATCCTATCAGTCCAGGTGCAGGCCTACAGCAGCAGATTGAGTTTGGCGGTAACATTGAAAGATATTCAAACCTATCTGTAGAACTTATTGAAGCATTCTTTGACAGACTTGTTTACTCAAGAATCAACCCAGGAGACCTAGGCGAAGTAGTAGGCTTCTCAGGTTACTATGGCATGAAGGAGTTTGCTAAGGCTCTTGACAAGTGGACTGGTGGCAAGGCTATTATTAGAGAAAGCTCAGATCATATCTCTAAGGATCCTAAGGGTGTACACAACAACTCTCTAAGAGCTGGTTATCAGTACACTGTGTATGACCTACCTAATGGTGGTTCATTCAGACTTATCCACAATCCTCTTTATGATGATAAGAGCCTTCACAGAGAGATTGACCCTCT